GCGCGACTTCGCCTCTTCCTTGGTCAGCCGGTACTTGGAGCTGATGTCTGACACCATGGCCACGTAGCTACTCCAGCCGCTGATGCTGTTGAGGTACTCGTCTCGGTTCCACCCTTTCACTTCGTCGTCCTTTGGTTTTCCACTGCCGCCGAATCTGACCGTCATCTGAGGTACGTCGTCTCGTTGCTGCTTTGGTTCCTCGGGCGCCGGGCATGTCGTCCAGGTCTGATGGTTGTCTCCGCGCTTGATCCAGATTGAGTCCGATGTCTTGCCTTCGTGGTCCACTGCCTCTGCCCGTGAGCCGCGTTTGAGGAGTCGGAGTCGGTACTGTCCCTCGTCCGGTGATTCCAGGTACATGACCGCACGGGCCCAGTTCACGAGCTCAGAGGAACCACTCGCCAGGTACTGCAGGTCGGTGCTGGTTCGCTTGTCGTTGGCCGATGGCTTGCGGATGTGGTGGACCACCATGAGCACCACGCCGGTCGCCTCGAGGAGCGGTCCAAGCCAGTTGCGGAGGAACTCAGATGCCACTCGCTGATCGGACAGGTCATCGCCGATGTAGGACAACAAGGGATCGACCCAGACCATGTCGGGCTTGTGCCGGTCGATGAGCGTCTGCAGGCGGTCCACGAACTGTCGGCCTGTGTGTACTGTATCGCGCACGAAGACCACGTTCTCCTGGAGCATCCGGGCCATGTCCGGGTCGTTGGGGAGGTGAGCCTGGACGGCGCCGCGGAACTGTTCTGCGAGGTCACCGATGTCGTTCTCAGCCTGCACCACCAGCATCTTGAGCGGACGCTTGGGCTTGATTCCGAACGGAGCACGACCGACTGCCCAGAGCACGACGAGCATCATGGTCAGCGTGGACTTCCCGATACCCGACGCACCGACCAGGAGGCATGAGTGTCCCTTGCACAACCAGCGCCGTCCGATCAGCTCGTTTGGGTCGTTGGCCGGATCGAAATCGAACAGGTCCTTGATGCGGTACTCTGACGTGCCGATGTCGGAGTTCCGGGCCATCCACTCGGTCCAGTTCTTGGCGCCGATGCGGAGCGCGAGCAGGTGCTGCAATCCCTGGCCACGTCGCATGCCGGGGAGCCGGGCGAACCTCGACGGGTTCTTGTTCTTTGGGTCTGGCCCGTACGACTCGAGGACCTTCAGGAGCTCTGAGACTCGTGCAGCATACTCGACACGGTCCCGGGCATCGACCTTCACCCAGGCATGCAGGCTCTTCCCACCAGAGTGGACCACTGCTGTCGCTGGGATGCTGGACTCAACGATGACCTTCCATTGTTGCTCGATCGGGATGCCATCGAACTCCAGGAGCGCGTGTCGGTAGACTGTGACATCGTTGTCAGTGCTTCCTCCGACCTTCACCGGGTTGATGCGGATGTAGGCCCCGGGATTGTCGCTGGAGTTCCAGATCTTGTTTGGATCGCCTTCGACGGCATCGAGCTTGCCCAGCCAGTGCGACCGTTCCATGACGCAGCCGGAGCCATTGGGGACAGTGCGACCGTCCTCGTTCAGGTGAGCGTCGGAGATCGAGATCCACTCACCGTGCTCGAATGCTGCCAGTAGGAGCTGCCTGCAACCGTCCTGGATGGGCAGTGGAACGCCCGACTTGGGAGCCGAGGGTGAATCTGCCTTGATGAGGGTCCGCGTCAGTGGCGACGGGAATCTGGCCCGTGGCAGTGGATCGCTGTGATCCTCGAGCATGTGACCCTTGGGACGCTCGTACTTGTCTTCGTTGGCCAGTGCCTGCTCGACCTTGTGATTGAGCTCTCGGGCGGACCAGGGAGGACTGCAGGTGCGGTTCCATTCGATGAGCAGTCCCAGGACCTGATTGGCCCCCAGCTCGAACCCATGCATCAGGGTGTTGGTGACGTAGTAGGTGTGCCCGTGTCCGTCAGATCCGGAGATGGCACCTGGCACTGCGTCGAGCCAGCGTCGAGCGCGTTCGAGTGCGGTCATTGCTCATTCTCCAAGAGAGACGTTGGATTTCTTGAGTTCTTCTTTGACGAGTTTCACAACCGCATCTCCACCTTCCATCATCGAGATGTCGCGAGTATCACCGATGTGGAGTGCCACCGCTTTGATCGCTGAGAAGATCATCATCAGTGCCATTCTCTCGCGGTCGGTTGGCTTGTTTTCATCGGCCATCGCACCAATGGCAATGTTGTGGTTCTTGTGTTCGTTTATCAGAATCGTGTACTTGATCATGTTGGTTTTGCCGGTCTCTCCCGGCTGTCACGTCTGATGTCGCTGACGTTCGCGTTTCATCCCTTCAATCCCACGACCACTCAGCCGCGGAAAAACAACCTGCCGGGATCCAAGTCCATGAACCAACTAGGTCCACTCAGGAGGGAGATGTACCCCCGGCAGGTTCACCGCCACTCAGCGGCTAAAGTCACTCATGGTTTATACTCCTTCAATGGTTTGAACTTGGCGTGGAATTCCTCGGTCCTTCTGACGAAGACTTTGCCGCGCCTGAAGTAGACCACTGCCTTGTGTCGAACCTCTCCAAGCCGGAACTCGGCATCTGGATTGATCATCACGACGATGACGTTCGGGTTTTTGACGCACTGATATTTCACCTCTCACCTCCCATTGCGTGGTGTGCAATCAGCAGGGCGTCTGCGGTCTTCAGCGTGATGCCGTCGACCTTTGGATAGAGCTCTTCAGCCTTGGCCTTGAGCTTGCGTTTCCACTCGGCTGGTGTCGCGCACGAGCGTTTTCCTCCGAGTCCCAGCGGATTCTGCCAGGCTGTAGGTGGAACGCGGTGCAGGCTGTATCCCAGCGCCAGTGCAATTCCCTCGATGCGTCCGACGTTCTGGAATAGTACTGCGACCGTTGAGCCTGGGATGTTGCGTCCAGTGAACTTCGGGACCTCCTCGATCCAGAGTTGGGCGTCCTTGTATCGGATGTCGACCAGGAGCTGATGGAGTCCAGGCAACGAGTCCGGCATTGGGTGCAGTGTGATTGCGCCCGACGGGTCGACGCAGGCGATTCCACCTGAGACTCCGGGGTCCACTCCGACGACGTTGTATCGATTTCGCATGATGAGATGAGAGTGAAAGTGGGGAGTTCTACGCGGTTCCTCCCCGGGGATCGTAACCTGACCAGGGACATGACTCCCCGCCGCGATTCCCCTAGTAGATTAGGTCACGGTTCGTCGTCGGCGAGAAAGTCATCGACCTTCCCGGTGCCAACCTTGAACTCGGTGATGCGGTTGATGGTCCGCTTCGAGCCGTTCTTGTCGGTGATCTCGTCCTTGATGACGCTCACGATGCAGCTCCGACCAACGACATTCTCTCCGTCGATCAGGACGTCGTCCCCGGCCTTACCGTATCCGCAGGCTGCCGCGAACTTGTTGACCTTCCACATCATGGACGGCACCCACAAGATGGTCTCGCGGACGGTGTTCTGTTCTGCGATTCGGAACCAGACCTCGACCTTCTCGGCTCCGTTGTGTTTTCCGCCAGCCTGGATCCCTGCTGCACCTTTGACGATGCGTGCTGGGTAATCTCCTGGAGCGAGGACGGTGTTGGTTTCGACTGCTTGAATGACTACGCGTGGCATATGGTTACTTGAGTTTGGCTAGGTACTTGACCGCGGGTTTCTGTTCGACGAGTCCGAGCAGGCGGTCGTTGACTGCTTGGTTCGCTTCTTTCTTGCTGAGTCCGTTGGTGGTGAGTTCCTCAACGAGCCTGGTGATGGATACCTTGCATGCCCGGAGGAAGACCTCTGGAGGCATCTGCAGGCGCTCGAACGCGATGTTGATGTTCTCAGGTGCGATCTCCCGGGCGCCGGACCGTTCCTTGATCTCGTAGCCTGGAATGCGGATCCCGGACAAAGCCAGGTCACGTGCCTTGGACTTGATCGAGTCGGCCCATTCCTCAGCGACCTTGGCGAGGTTGAGCGCGGCTGCGACCTGATCGACGGAGGCTAGGTGGAAGTCCTCGAGGCGGACCATCTCGTAGGCGTCACCAACCTTTCCAACGTGACCCAGGATAACCGGGCAGGTGGTCTGATGTTTGCACCAGCCGCAGTACTCGGACGCACGACAGGGAGTTTCAGGATTCGCGACAGCGTCCAGGACCGGGTAGACCAGTGCCTCGGCCTCAGCCATCGTGATCGGATACCGCTGAACCCTCTGAGTCTCCCCGAAGAGCACGTGGACCGTGATGGAGTCGTACCCGAAGGTCTGCATGACACCCAGGGCATAAGCGGCCATCTGCTGACTGTAGTTCCGCTCGACCCACTTCAAGTCGAAAAGATGACGAACGCCAATAGCGTCAGCAGTCCCGCGCATGACAGGGACGCCGCCACGCTTAATTTCGACAGGCTGCTCCGATAGTATGGCTCCATTCGCGTTGAGCCTGATGTAGTCGTGAGCCCACTGGACGGCCTGCTGTTCGTGCTCCGGCAACAGGTCGAAGACAGAGCGTTTCCCGGCGAGGAGTTCCTCGAGGGCTGTGTGGCGATCGTTGCCGGCCTCGGTGATGGCAGTCGAGCCTGCGGACTCCCACCTTGGCGACTTGGCCTGGGCAGGCAGGCTGGATGGACGAGTCACGAAACTCACTGTGCGCCCTCCTCAGCCGGGATCTCCGGGGTCGAGTTGACGTCATCGAGCACCGCACGGATGAACGCCTCGGGCTTGGCCAGGATCTTCGCGCAACGCTGGCTGGAGAGGTCCTTGATGGTCTGCTCTCCGGAGATCCACTTCTTGCCGAACAGGAAGGTCTCAGCCTGCTGCACCAACTGACGTTCCTCGACGAGCTTCAGGACAGCCTCCTGGGGAGTCAGTGTCGCGGCCTCTTCGACGATCTCAGCCTGAGCCACAGAGACCTCGACTTGGGAAGACTGAGCGACTGACGACATGGAGCCGATGACGACCTGTGCGGGTTGGGGACGCTGGATATCCTCGAGCTCCTCCGGGGTGTACGTGCCGGTGCAGACTTCCGGGGCCAGCATGCGGACTGCCTTGCTGATGAGACGAGCCCTGAGCATCTCCGCGGGGAACTTCGCCCAACCGGATCCGGGACGAGCGGGGAGTAGGCCAGCACGCTTGGCGTCGTCTGATGTGTACGCGATCTCCACGTTGTTGCCGTCGTAGGACCACTTGGCCTTGGCAGCCTGGTCATCGAATTGCAGCCACTGGACCTTGCCACCGCGTTCCCGATACAATGCCAGCATGGCGTCAGCACGAAGCGACAGCTTGCCACCGATGATGTGGTAATGCTTGGCCAACTCGAGGGGAGCCTTGCGTTCCACCAGGCATTGCATGGCGAGGATGCTGCCCTGCTCGACGCGTTCGCATCCGAACATGCCGGACTTCGCAATCCATTCACCGAGCTGAGTCGCCGCGGTCATTGGATCCTGGACCTTGTCGTAGGTCGAAACGGGCACGAGTGCCACTTGGTTGTTAGTCATGGTTACTTGGTTTGCTTGTTGAGTGCCTCTTGAATGAGCTGAGAGACGTAATGCCCCAGCTTGATACCTCGGTCCCGGCACCAGGCTACGAGGAGAGTGTGAGTGACTAGGTCGATCTGGACCGTTGCAGTCCGTTGTTTGCCCTTTGCCGCCATGAGTAGATAGTGCCCTGTAAAAAATTACAGAGTCAAGGAGAATTCTACTTACGGCTTGAGGCTGGCGATCTGGGCGACTTCGACGACGCAATAGATCTCAGGGGTCCCGAAGCTCACTGCTCGACCCAGACCGTCTGGTGTACTGCGCTCGCAGCGTCGCTTGATCCTGTAGGTGGTCGGTTTGTTGGGCTCGACGATGGCGACAGCTTCTGGGCATACGTCGACAGTGTTCTCGACGTAGACATTGCAGCTCTCACCGACTGACTCCTCGTTGGTTGCGTCCCAGATCTGCACGCGAGTCCCGTGGGTATAGTGGAACGAAGCACGAGCTCGGATCATGTACCGACCAGGCGCCAGGAGGAATGTGTTGCCGTCCAGTCTCTCGATGATGCCAGCTTCGTCGGAAACGATCGTGTTGAGCTCCCGGTTCAACCAGTTTGCCGAAGTCATGTCGGCTGTGTACTCGGTGGAGTCCGCGGTGATGTACGTGATGTCCGCAGTGAGCGTCGACCTGGAGCTGCCGGCAGAAGTCCCGCTGGAACGCTGATCCTGGAGGATGGCCCAGCGGACACTCAGCCCGTCGACATCCGTGCGGAGCTTGTCGGTCTGCCTCGCGTGATCTGCGGATTTGTAGGCCATGGGTCAGCGGAGTTTGCGTTGAATCATGCGCTGCGCGTCATCCACGGAGCCGACTACGCCAGCCAATGAGCCATCTGGAGAGTAGACCCGCAGCTTGCCCTTGGTCTTCCCGGGCAGGATCCGATAGCCGGACATGGAGTAGGCACCGGGGATGGATGGGTCTGGAACCGGGGCTGGCATGTAGCGGATGTCTGCGTTGGTAGACTGGAATCGTTGGCTCAGGGGTATCACATTCCCAGCATCGTCGCGGGTTACAGGGTCGGCGGATTTGATCTGGGAGGGGTCTAAAACAACAACGCTTTCACCAACTCCCTCAAACTTGTTTGGATATTGAATCGAGTCGATTCCTAGTTCAATTAGGCCGCGAGCCAGAATATCCGCGCTGCTGTTCGGCTCCCCAGAGGATCCACCTTCGCTCGCTGCTTTGTTAAATAGTTTGGACAACTCTGTTTTGTTTACCCCTTGATCCGACAGCAAATTAACGATCTTTCGGCCCATCCAAAACCCGGGATCGTCGTCAATACGGATTGGTTTCGCCTTCAGGAAGGCCCGTATTTCACGAGTTCCACCTCGACCCGCTGCTTGCTCTTTAGTTCCGAAATGGATCCCTAGATCACCGCGCTTGAACTCTGTGAACTCTGCGTTTGTTCCATGATACACAGGCCCCACCGTATACCCCGCCGCCTTAGCCGCCTGATCGACCATCTGCTGCGCCTTGGCCGTGTCGCCGGACTTAACCGCTGCTAGGTAGTCCGAGTCGCTTGGCATGAACTGGAACCCTTCCGGCATCTTCCTCGCGACAATTCCGCCTGCGGGAGCTGGAACTGGCTCAATGGGTCTGACGTCTTCCAATGGGAATCCCCACTTAGGAGATCCCTTCTTGATGTCAAACAGAGACTGAGGCTCGACCCGATGTTTTGAGTAATCCCTACGGAACTCGCTTTCGGTGTTGTACTGCTTCGGTGAACCAATGACAGCCGATCCGACAAGCATGGCCTTTCCTCCGGTGCCAGTGCTGACAAGTCCGACGCGTTTCCCGATGTACGGCTTGAGGCTTGTTGGGTTGTCTCGTGTCTCGATTGTCTTTTCACCCCTGACAATCATCCCGGTGTAGTCCGCATCCGAGTCGTTGATGTTTATGGACCGCTCTCGGACGTCGGCAGGCATCAAGCGAGCTATCTCTGGCGTCCTGGATTGAACGACCTCTGTCTGAACATCTCCGCCAGAAGTTGGAAGTCCTGGGGTCCCGGGCTCCATTCCTTCGTTGGGAGCTGGCCCACTAGGTATCTGTCTTGATTCGAGGACAGCCCGCCTGCGGTCCAATTCATCGCGACGGCTAGTTCGGCCATTGTCCGAGGGCGTTGCGGAGCTGTATTCTTCGATTCCATAGACAGTAGTGGATACCCACCCGGGTTGCTTGTAGCTGACATTCTCAATCTGATCGAGCGAGAGAGCAGCGTTTCTCGTCTTGTTCATCCATTCGGTCGCGAAGTCAATGGATTTGTCCGGGTTGAGATGCTCGATCGTGTCAAATCTGGCTGAGATCTCAGGGATGTACTGAGCTCTGATTCCGATGACTTTTCCCCTGGTATCCTTGGCGATCGTGAATCCGTCGATGCCGTTGGAACGGAACGCTTGAACGACTGCCTGGACGTCTTCAGGTGAAGCTGCCTTCTTGAATCCGATCTCAACCATTGGCCTTGCGTTGGGATGGTTTTGGTCGACCACCTTCGAGACGAATACATCGGTCTGTTTGCGTCCCTGCTCTGATGCAATCCGAATGATCTCTGCGACCTGGCTTGAGATGTCCTGTGAGCTCCCGTCTGGCTTGCGTTGAACCGAGAACTCCACGTCAAACGATGGCTCGATGTAGTCTCCATACATTCCGTCCGAGTGCGTTACCCTGGAGCTCGTCATTCCGGGAATCTTGGCAATCGAGTTCCTGAGTGCCATCCGCTCCTTCTCCTGGATTTCTGGGCTGTACTGTTCCGGAGTCGTGAATGTGGTCACACCGGCCTGATAGCGATCCAGCGCCAACTTGCCTGCTTCCTTGTCGAAACTGGATTTCTCTGCTCCGACCGTGGACGTCCATCCGTTCTTCTCCCAGACGTCCTTCTCCATGAACCACATCAGGGCTTGGAGATCGTCTGCGTTCATTCCCAATCGTTTCGCGACCGTGTCGTAGACGTCCTGGGCGAAGAAGAAGTCCGGATCAGTAACTCCAGATTCTTGTTCTGGAAGGATTCGCCATCGCTTTGCTTTGCCCTCGTACAAAAGCCTCCTGAGATTGCGAGCAGCCCAGACGTCGATGGTTGCCTTCAGCGTCCGACCAGTGAGATTTCCGGCGAAGTTCGGAGTCTTTGGTCCAACTGTTTGATCCAGCCAAAGTCCGTAAAGAACGTGTAGAACTTTCTGTGAGTTGGCGTTGAACTTCTTTCCGTTTTCACGAAGTGGGACCTTGTCGAACCTGTTGATCTCTTTGCGGAGTTCGTCCTGAATCTTGAACGTCGACTTTCGCTTCTTAGGATTCTTCTCCTTCCACCTCCTCAATAGCTCTCCAGACTGAGCATCAGCATTGGCCTTCTTTACGTGAGCATCGAAGTCGTTGAGCAGAGAGTCGTAGTTCCCTGCGCTGAACATTCGAATGGCCTCGAGCGCCTGCCTGAAGTTCGTGTCGACAGGTGTGCGAGCTGATGTCGCTCCAAGCAACTGACCAAACAATTCAATGGACGCACCGAAAGCAGTCTGCAGGAACTCGCGCATCCGGCTGTACCATCCAAGCCCATTGGAAACCGAGGGCATATTGATGGCTTTCCTGGCGTCTGCCTCAAGTAGGTCAGCAGCTTGCGTGACAGCTTTTGCGTTGTCCTTGGACAGTTTTGGAGAGTTCCTGATTTTGTAAGGCCGTTTCTTGAAAACTACATCGACGACTGGCCTTCCTTTTGCATCCAGGATTGGCTGACCATCTGGCCCCTTGAGCTGATCGAATTTTACGCGACCAGTCTTAGAGTTCACCTTCATCGAGAGCGGCACTGCTTCTGGGTACTCCTTGAGATTCCTGGAGATCCGTTTCTTGGCCTCAGAGAGTGCCGCCCTCTCTTCTTTTGTGTACTGGGTTACATCCCCCTCTTGTCGAACCTGACCGAGTGCTTGCCCGCCTTCTTGGCCGCTTTCCTGGCCACGCTCAACGCGATCGCCACGGCCTGCTTCTGCGGCTTGCCCGCCTTCATCTCCCGCGAGACGTTGCTGCTGATCGATTTCCGACTGTACCCTTGCTTGAGCGGCATCTGCTTTCCTTTCTGCTTCTAGTTGTGTGTCGTAGATCCCGATCAGTTTCCCATCGGGTCCGTAAAGTCTGTTCTTGTCCTTGGAGACGATCCTGTAGCCCTCCTCGCTCCCGGTGACCTTTGTGTCTCCGACGTTCTCGCTGGGCATCCAACGCATCTTGGAGAACTGGATTGCCTCCTCGGAGATCCTGGCCCGGAAGTTCCTGGGTTCGACAGCACCCATGCGGTCCAGACGGAAATCGCGAACGAACTTCCTGCCGCCCTTCTCCATGTCGTTGACCAGGTCCCCCATGAACTTGGCCTTGGCATCTGAATCGAGAGCGATTGCGCTAGGCTGACGTCGTGGCGAATCGAGATTGGTGAAGTACTTGGCCAGGTCCGACATGAACCCATCCATGTTCTCCCAGATGCCATCGATCGATCCATCCTTGCGAACGAATCCCTCGACAGCGCGTCGCACCTTGGTCAGGTCGATTGCCTTGATGACCGGGTTGTCAGCCTTCGAGAAGTAGAACGCGTACGGCAAGAGCTCACGCTGAGTCATCCGGATGCCGCTCGAGTACTTCGAGGTGTGCTTCCCGGTGATGCGGTTCTTCACCCGACGCGTGGCTGCGTTGTAGTCGATGAAGATGGAGTTGCCGTTGTTGATGGACGCAGCGACTGCCCGGATCTTGTCCTTCATCCGAGACGACACCTGCTGGCTCTGCTCGATGGCCGAGAGCTGCTCAGGCGAGAACCGTCCCTGGATCACACCGTCGACCAGTCGAGCCCCCGGGCGTGTCAGCAGGATGTCCTGGACCGCCTGATTGTCTCGCCACTCACGTGCGTTGATCTCTTCGTCAGTCAGCCAACGTGTCGTGCCGTCCGGGTTCTGTTCCGCGATTCCGAAGTCCTGGGCGACTTTTGCCGCGATCGGATTGCCCATGTCGCTGGGCTTGATGGCTCCGGTGAGCTCCGAGTCTGCGGCCAGGATCCTCTCGTCGAGCTTACGTCGAGCACGCACCATGTCCCGCAGCATCGCGTTCACCTGGGGGCTGGCCTGCTTGAGGTCTGGGAACAGGATCGAGTCGAGCGGCTTCAGTCCGAACGTGTTCTCGATGCGTTGAGCGATCCGGTTGAGCGCAGAGTCGGCGTTCTTGGTCAGCGCCTGGTCAAGCAGAGTCCTCGTCAGACCACTGAATCCGCGCAGCAAAGCGTCAGGCTTCTGGCCAGCGAACAGGGCGCCCGTGTACTCAGCAGCGATCTCGGAGGCAACGAAGTCCGCACGCTTCTGTGGGGTGTCGTACTGAGCGAGAGCCTCAGCCTGTTGTGGCGCCAGCTTATCCCGGTACTGCTTGAACCTGGCCTCCACCTCAGCGTCATCGAACAGACCATTGGTGACCTTCGTTGCGACACCGTCTGTGACGACATAGCTGCCGACCAGAGCGTCCTTGATATCACTGGCACGACTGGCGAGCTGCTCCGAACGTTCAAGAGCGTGGAAGACCTCGTGGCCCAGCGTGTAGAGCGGAGAGTCTCCCTTGCCCTGACCGAAGAGGTCCGCGTTGACGTAGATGGCAGGCGTGTCGGCCTCTGGAATCTGGACACCGCGACTGTTGGTTCCGAACCGCTTCCTGTAGTCCTCAGCAGAGAGCAGCGTCACGTTGACGTCCCCGAGCTGACCACGGACCAGTGCAGTGGCGTCCATGAATCCGGAAGCGACATCCAGGCCGTGTTGACTCTCGATCTGACGCAGGAGACTAGCAGTGTTCTCGTCCTGGCTTGCGACGTACCGATCGAAGTCTCCCTGTCGAGCTTCCCGGGCTGCCTTGCCTGTGAGCTTCTGGTATCCACGAGCCGCGGCTGTACCTGCAGCACCCATCGTAGCACCAGATCCAGCACCGAACCCGGCGCCTTCCTGTCCGCCTCCCAGGTAACCTAGACCAGCACCGATCGCGCCGCCCTCGATGGAACCAGCAGTAGCCCGCAGAGCCGTGTCGAGTGCAGCGTCCCCACCGTACTGTCCGATGACACCGAGCGTGCGTTGCCGGAGGTTGGCTCCAGGAATGCGTCCGATGGCCTCGAGCGGGCCAATCCTGGAAGGCTGAGTCAGCAGGTTCTCGCCAGCAGTGGCCAGAGCTTCGCCAGCTTCCCGGGCAGTCGTTGCAATGAGAGGAACGGCACCGACCACGCCAACCGCGGGCGCCACACCGAGCGCAGAAGCCACACCAGTCGTCCGTGCTGCAGTTGCGAGCCCCTCTGGAGTCACATTGATTGCCTCAGCCAGGATTCGTTCACCGGCCTTGGTCGCAGTCTCCACGGGCCTTGCCAGCGCACTGACACCGCGTCCGACGCCTCGAGCAGCCAGCCCGACGCCCTTGGTTGCCAGCTTGCCAGCACCGAAGACCTCGCCTAGCCCGGGGAGGGCCAGTGTTGGATCGAGGATCATCGCGGCAGCCTGAACGTACTCAGGGTTGACCATCTCCTTGGGCAGGAAGGTCGACTCACCGCTCTCGTACTTAGCCAGGTCCTGGTTGAATTTCCGGGCTTCGATGAACTGCTGACGTTGAGACTCGATTGTTCCGGTGCCGTTGATCAGGTCCTTGAGCTTGAACAGTGCGCTGTTGGGGTCCTGCGACTGGGCGATCATCCCGTAGAGCTGCTGCGTGCCCTGACCCATCGCCTCGAGGTAGTTGGCTGGGTTGAGTGCAGCGCCTTCTGTGACACCAGCGGCAATGCCACGACCTGCGACACCGAGCATGTAGTCGACCCCTTGAGCGAACGAGTCGATGAAGCTGGTCTGCTTCTCCTTGGCGTAGTCCTTGTAGAGCTGGAACTCCTCAGTGGTCGGCTGGTAGTCGGGCTCCGCGGCAAGTCGTTCGGCGATCTCGGCACCGTTGGGAGGGAACTGCTTCTCGATCTGAAGCCTAGCCTCCTCGAGCGGCACGTCATCAGCCACCTCGACTATTCCACGACCTCCGGGGATCTCGACTGTGTAGGGCATTTACTGGACGGGTTTGATTTCTTTGCCGCGAATCAATGTATACCGATCAGAAGAAGAGCCCGATTCTGTAACTCCAGAAGAACCGGGCACCCTTCTTCCAGTGATCTGCTCGTAGATTGACGTCCTGCGTTCAATCTCAGCCAACTGGTTTTCAATTGCTGCCTTGGCAACAGAAGGACGCACACCGACTCCAAGCGGTATGAGGTATTTCTTTGCAGCAGCAACTTCGCCTTCACGCGCAACTGACCCCGGATCAACAATCTTCGCATACATGATGGCAACCTTGTATGGGATTGAATTGAGAAGGACAGACCCCTTGGGATCAAGGAACTCGGATGTCCCGTAGTTGTCGATGGCGTTGTTAAGCTCGGCGAGAGATGTCCTATACTCAGACACGTTGGACATGAACGCCTTGTCTGCTTCAGTAAGAGGCTGGTTGGGTTGTTTGACAGGCGGAATGATGTCCACCTTCCCGTCAGCTCTAATCACTGTGATGCCTTCAGGAGTTACAGAAGACTCGACCTGTATTGGCCTCTTTGTTCCTGCCATCTCCAGCACCTTGTCAATGGAAGCAAAAGCCTCCGGAGCCATGCTTTCGGTGCGAGCCAAGTCTACAAGTTGTCTCCTCAAATCCTCGTAAGGCACCTGCTGCTGTGACTGCACTGTCCGCGTCCTAGTTTCAAAAGCAGGAACAACTGGTGCAGCTTTAGCCTGCTGACTAACAGCCGCAGGTTTACCAATGTTTTCCATCTGGGCTCGAAGTTGTTGAGCCTTGGCCCGATCTTCTGCGGCTTTTTGACGAAGTTGAGATGTGAATGAAAAAACCTCTTCTGACTGCCTTCTGAATTTTTCTTGAGCAACTTCTTGCTCCAAAGGAGTTGGAGTCCTTGTTTGTCCCTGTAGCGATGGAATCCTGATTCCAGTTCCAGAACCGGCCATCGAAGCGCCTAGCGCCGTCTGTGAATACGGAGCCTGAGTGGCATTCAGCGCAGCCTGTTGTTGCTTAAGCTGGTTTTCACGAGTTATAGCCTCACGCTCATTAAGGACTGCAAGATTTTCAAGAGAATCAGCTTCTTGCTTGAGGGCCAACCTTTGCTTTGCAACCTCCTCAATTGCTGGTTGAGGTGCTTGCGCCTTAGTTGTTGCTGGAACTTGTCCAACAGGAGGAGGAACAGGAACTTGATAAGCCTCTTGGACATCGACCGTGCGCGTGGTCGGCATCTTTGCAGCCTGCCCCATCAGAATATCAATCTGCCTAGTTGTTGCAGCCTCACGCCGGGCCTTGTCGAGTGCGAGCTGGTTGACCTCACGCTTCATGTCGGCCTCCCCGCGCTGCTGATACTGCTGGAGCACCATAGCCATGTCACCGATCGCAGCCTTCTTCTTGGCCACGCTCATGTCACCGAACTTCTCGCCCAGGCCGACCATCCGATTGAGCATGGACCTATCCGCCTGGACCTTCTGCGTGAACCGATTGATGTCAGCCTCAGTGACTCCAGGTGGGAGCTGTCCGGTCTCGTAGTACTGTTGTGCCGCGATGTACTGAGGGTCGGACGCCAGGGCCTGCTGGGCCATCCCGGTGAGCGTCTCGAAAGTTTGAATGGCTGCCTCGTTCTGAGCCTTGTTGTCCTGGTACCGTTGGATGGCCTGACCGATACCGGCGCCGAATTGCGCGATGCCAGCGGCTAGATTGCGTCCCGGAGCGGTGGCTGCCTCCATGTACCCAGGCGGGAGCGGTTGAATCGTGGTCCCTCTGTAGGGAGTCGAGTATCCGTATTCGGCCATATCTATTCCTTGTGTTGATCGTGGTAGGCAGCCTCTCGAAGTCGAAGCGAAATTGAGCGAACGTGATTCCATCCACCGACGATCCACGCGACTGCCAGGATCATGTCGTTCCCGCACTGCCTGATGACGTCCGCCACGCGTTGCTTCCAGGGCTCGTCTGAAGTCTCCCAGGCCACAGAGTCAGCGTACGTGTTGGTGATCATTGCAATGACAGGCTGCAGTCTCCACGCATGTTCCAAATAGAATGGCGTCGAGTAGAGCGTGTTCGCTGCCATCAGCACCTTGAGCAGGTTCTCAGGGCTGTATGCCACGTCTCCATCGATCAGGTCGTCGATCTGGTGACAGTAGCCGTGGAACGCCACAACGAAGGCGAACGCGTTTTGATTGCCGAGGCATGCTTCCTGATAGATGGACAGGATCTCCTTCATGCGTGCTTCCTGTAGAACTCATTCTGCATTGTGCGAGACTCTTTCAGGAATTGCCGATCCGAAAGCAGCTTCCGGTGCATATCCTGGAACCCGGGCATCGACTTCTCCACGATGTCAGACCAAGTGCCAGCGTGAAGGTGCCGATAACATTCGAGAGTTTCATCGTCGAAGTGCTTGGCACCTATTGCGTGAGACAGGAATGAACACGTGTCGTAGAATCGGTTCCCATCCTCAGTCGGAATCAAGGCTGGGCGAAACAGATCAACTCCAGGAACAAACTGGTTGGCCTCTACCTTTGCCTTCCAGTCTCTGATCTCTAGTCGAAGTCGAATCGGATCAATAAATAGAAGCGAAGTGTGAAATCTCCATGCGGTCCTGGCCTTTGCCACTGGACAGTTGAACGAAGGAGTCAGGTCGCCAGCCCATGCGTTGCCAATGTACTTTTCAATCGGGAACCTAGAGAAAAACACAAGGTCTGGGTCTGCAATGACGAACGGATTTTCCTCCGAATAGACCAGCCCTTTGATCCAGTCGCCGTGAATTTTAGGTTTCTGGAAAACAGTCGAAGAATGAACTCCTCCAACTTCTATTCTTTCTGACCTTGCCCAATCACCTTGGAAGTCGACGTGAACATGGGTGTCAGGGAATCCGACATGGATCGTTTCCAGCGTCAGACTAGATGTCCGTTCTATTTTTCTGCTCCTGGCAGTGCAAAGAATGAAGATTTTCATGCGGGAACGAAGTCGATTGCAGCACTCGATGGCCGACCAGTCCACCTCTCCAGGTTACTGAAGATCGAGAAGCTGTGGACCTTGGCACCGTGAATCGAGCCTGCCGGTACGTGACGAGTCCAACCGATGTCTCTGGTCGAGAGTGTCCGACGTTTGGCGCCCATCATCCACTCGACGTTGCCCAGCCAGTGCGTGATGCGGGAGTCGCACTGCTCGTGAGTGTGGAGCGGGATGACTTCGCCTGCAGGACAGAACCAGATCTCAAGCTGCCAGCGGAAGAGCCGGAACAGCCGGAGCCCGAAACATCGCTGGAACTTGGTGATCACAGTGCTCCACCAAGCCATTTTGCTCCTGAAGCTATTTGGTTTCCTGTCCACTTAGCTCCGCTTTCAATTCCGGAGATGATGTCTTCCTTCATCTCGTCCCGTTTATTCAGCAGGCCACCGTACTGGCCCATAATCCCCTGCTCCATGTTAGGGTTCAGCCCGAACTTCTGCTGGATCTCATCGTCAGAGAACCCCTGCTCCTTGAGGAACTGGATCTGACCGTACTGCTTGTCCAGACCTTGAGCGTATCGCCCAAGAGCTGACGTCCCTTGTTGAGATGCTGGAATCGAAGGTGCCTGATACGGCGCTGGAGCATACCTGCCGAATCCGCCTTGGTATTGCTGCGAATATCCGTAGTTCATAGTGATCCCATTGATCCGGCAGCACTGATTCCTGCACCGATGAGAGCCGTCTGATTGGCCGCACTAGCCGTCCTAGCCGCCAGTTGCTGCTGCACGTTGCTACCATAGATGTCCGCGGCGTACTGGCTCTCCGGATTGAACAACATTCCCGGAGCCATGCCCTGAGCCTGACCAAAGGCACCTTGAGTCATGCCGAACGCCTGCGAAGGACGTCCAAGGACCTGCTGGAAGACGTCACCGTAGACTCCTCGCTCCGCCGCAAGTGCGCCCATGGCCTGCTGCTGGCGTTGCTGCTGGAGTCCAGCACCCATGAGCTGCGACCGCACCGCTTCCTCAACGGCACCCCGGGGACTCTCGGCCAGTCCTCGAGCAGCATAGGCCGCACGAGTCTGCTGTTGGGCCATCCGCTGCTGCTCTGGGGTCAGCCTAGACCCAGCCGACAGTGCAGACTGAGCCTGCTGCGTCATCGTGTCCGCAAGCCTCGCAGCCTCCGGTGACGATGCCCGGATCGCTTCTCGGGCACGGGGACCCAGCGTCTCGATGTCGCCGATATCAGCCGCACGCGAGATGCCACGGGCCTTGGCCTCGGTCTGAGCCAGCTCCGGCGCCATCTGCCCATAGATCGCGGTGATCTCAGGGGCAAGCTGACGTGCAATCTGCGCGTTCAGTGCAGCAAATCGTGGCGCGTATTCAGCCTCAGCCGCATAGCGTGCCGGTGTCAGGTCAATCTGCGCCTGCAGTGTCTCCCGGGTCTCTTGCCCATAATTGCGAGGTGCTGGTGCTTCTACATCAGTGCCCATAGATCTCGTTGCCTTTCTTGTAGATCAAAATTGCTGGTTTGAAGTCTCGAATCTTGCCGTGCCGTACGCCGAATGAGGGGAGCTGCACAGACTCCGGTCGACGCAAAAAGACCTGCGACATGCCGACCATGAATGCCTCTGGAGTCTCCGCGCAGACCTGATCCCAGTACCAGAACCGACCGTGCTTCGTGGGCTCCTGCCAGCAGAACTTCTCGACCTGTCGCTCCTCAGTTGGCCAGCCGATGATGACTGCCTGGATCCCATCGTTCGACTCGACTGCCAGGAGCTGCTCGTGTTCCACATGGAACATGACGTAGTCCTCGAGGGCCTCGTCAGTCCACCTGACAAAGTTTTTCGAGAGCTTCTTCCGCAGGTACTGTGCGATGGGCTGGATCACCAGAGTGAAAGTGTGAATCCTACAATGTACAACACGGCATCTGGATTTGGACTTGGGCTCACAGTCTGAAGCCTGAAATAGACGACAGAAGGAGTTCCAGTGATTGATATGGAACCCGTCGATCTCAAGTGAGAATTTGCAGCTCCACGCATATCGAAACCGGAATCAACATCGTACCATGTTCCAGTCGGCGTTGTTGCCCACTGTAGTTTCATTCCGGAGAATGCTGCAGGTGAGTATAGTTGTGGCAGTGTGAAAGCCACCGCGTAATTCGTCGGAATGAAGTCGGTGCTGAAGATCGCGTAAGACTGTTCATAGCGACACGGGAAGCACCACAGACCAATCCTATAGTCTGGCCTTCCTGTTCCGGTGAAATACAGCGAGATGTATCTGTCACCACCACTGAGATTCGCGCTTCCATCAAGCAACACATCGAACCTCTTTCCGGTTGCGTTCAGTGTTGTCCCATTAAACGACAGACCTGTTCCGATCGAAATTGCAGTCGGAGCCGCTTCCGAACCAGTTGCGTTTCCGATCAGTGATGTGGCGGCTACGTTCTGAATTTTGCCGTAGGTGACGCCGCTGTTGGCAATCTGGACGTTGGATCCACTGGTCTCCAATCCGCCAGCAGGATTCAGCCCCAGCATGTTCTTGACCTCGGTCGTGGTGAGGTCCAGCGGGATTGATGAAGATCCAGTGTTGTTACCTTTGATCGTATTCCCAGCCATGGTCGCCATCTTGGCATTGGTCACAGCATTGGCTGCTAGCTCGTTGGTGTTCACGGAGCCAGGAGACAGCGACAGCGACCCGCCATCCACAGTGCCAACCACGTCGATGGACGGCGTGCCCAACAGATTGAGTGTCGTGGCGTCAATCGTCGTTGAGTTGGTGACGGTCGTGCCCGGTGTGACTGTTACGAAGAGTGGCATAGTGTGTTAGACGTCGTTCTTACCGTAGAGTCTGAAAGGAATCCCGACCATCTTGACGTTGGCGACGATGAGCGATCCTCGGTCGGTGGTCAGTATCGGTTGAGCAGCAGATGCGTGTCCCTTGAGCCTAGCCTTGTGTGTGTACGACTGATGCAGACCGGCAACGAATCCGTTCTCTCCAGTCCTCAGCACCGGCAGCGTCGAGTAGTCCTGGCGGTATGACGTGAGGAAGTTGTCGTTGATGTTCGTCGTGTTGTAGGGGCTGTAGCCGTACTTGTAGTAGACGGTCCGGTCCTTCGTGACATCTGTGGCCACGTCATTGCTCTCGGAGACTCCATCGTAGTCCACCGTGATATCGTAGCGCGTGTTCCAGTTCCTGAGCTCCAGGTGCAGGTCGGTCCACTGTTTGTGTTCGACGGCGTCGGCATTGTATCCGCGGAACTCAACGCGAGTCTCGATCTCATAGGACGTCCCAGTGGAATTCCGATCTGCCAGGGAGTTCTTGTCGAAGTTGTGGATGAACCCGGACTCGTCCGCGAATACCAGCCGCTCGGTACCGGACACCACAACCCTCTCGAAGAACTTCGGGTTCAGTAGCTCTCCCTTCCAGTAGCCTTCCCACGCCTGATTGAGGAAGTTGTACACCAACACTCGGTCATTGGTTCCGTCGCCACCTTCAGTCGGATGGGCCAGCAGGTACCTGTTGTCGAAATACGCAGCGCAGCTCTTCTCCCAGTTGGTCTCATCGATGTCGTCGACAAGGTTCTGCACACTGTCTGAGAGCGGCAGGATGACCGACTGAGAGATTCCGAATTCCGTCTGCTTGAGGCTGATGACTCCGCGCTGCGACAGGAAGATCAGGTCGGAGCCCGTGTTGACCACTGAGTTTGGCGCAACGCATCCGAATTCACGCGTGACCTCAGTGAGGCGGACAGTCCCGAGATCCCCGTACAGGTTCTCGACTGCCAGCACGGACCGCTCCTTGAAGACCACGAGCGTCGTCGAATTGAAGGCTGCAATAGCCACCACTCGATCGTTGCTGCCGGTGTTCAGCTTGAAGTCGTTCGTGACCTGCTGGTAGTGCAGCGGATCCAGGACATCAGAGACTGCTAGGAAGTCCGCTCCGTAGACCATCAGAAGTCGGTTCTGAAAGTAGAGCCCCTCACGGCCTGCTGGAATGCTGGCACCGGAAGCACTCGACTTCTTGATGGTCGCAGTGAACGACGCGGTGATGTCCACCAACGTGTTCGGCATCGAGGCCGTGATCGTCGGAGCTGATCCATACGCAGACCCGCCACTTACGATCGAGACGTGCGTCACCTTGCCATCCGTGATCGTCGCAGTCGCAGAAGCAGTCCCGCTCGAGAATGTCAGCGTCGGAGCCGTCAGGTACCCGTCGCCCTGGTTGTTAATCGTGACCCCGGTGACAGCCCCACTCGAGATCGTCGCAGTGAAGGTCGCCCGTTCAGCGTTGTTGAGTGAGTCGGTCTCCTCGGTGTCACCCTGGAACAGCCGAAGCGTGTTGGAGTCGATCGGGAAGACGTAATAAATGCCATTCGACACTCCTCCCCCGGTGCTGTTGAGGATCTCGACCTGATCTCCAGCCACGAAGTTGTGGTTCGGAACCGTCACCGTGTCGTCAGTCGCATCAGCCGAGACAATCGATCGAGAGGAAGGAACCCGGTTGAACCCAGCGTCAATGGCCTGGACGTCGTTCCCGAGGCTGTACGTGGCCTCCATGATCAGTGGAAGACCGTCGTTCTGGAAGCTCTCGAGACCCTGCGTGATGTCGTAGCTCGTCGTGTTGTTCTGAAGCTCGATGTAGTACCTGTTGGAGCTGGTCAGCCCAGTTGCCAGGTTCAGCTTGTTGGCGCCCGTCAGAGCACTCGCCTTGTTGAGGTGAAGCGTTACCGCAGTGCCGACCACGTTGACATATAGCCCGAACCCTTCGCCGACCGATGTAGTACTGACCCACAGAGGCTTTGGAGTGCTGCCGACTGCCTGGACGACGACTCGATCACCTGTCTGCAGGTCCGGCGTGACGTTAAGCGTTATGGTGTCCGTCGTACCGTTTACGTCGATTCCGCTGATGTAATACCTCGCCGGTCCGGGACGCAGCATCACGACTGCATCGCCACTCTGGATGAGTTTGACCCGGTCGTAGAAGTCGTGCCCGTTCAGCGGTATCTCCAGGTGACTCTGGTTCGGGCGGACCAGGAAGACTCGTCCCTGGCCACCGTCAGACCGAGACTGGTTTGATGCGACGATCAGAGCCTGCTTGCCGGTGGTCTTGTCCCGGTACTTCAGCAGAGCAACGATGTCTGAGATCGCCGTAGTCGATGAGTAGAACTTGAACGTCTGCGGGTTCGGATTCGTGAACGCATACGCGCTCGTGCTCATCACCGCGTTGGTGTTGTCGAGCGACTTGGACAGCAGCCTGGTCCCGTTCTTGAAGACGAGCTGATTCCCGACCTCGTTGCAGGACAGGATCGTGTTGACCTCTACCTGCGAAAGACCGACAGCAGATCCGATCCCAGAGTTGTTCGCAGTGGCGTTCGCAGTGAAACTCCCGTTGACCCAAAGGCCACCCCACTTCGGACGCACCACGCCCCAGCGGTTCTTGATGTTCTTGTCCTCGAAGCGCCGATTGATGGCCAGCGACACATAGCCCGGAGGCAACAAGTCAGCGTTAAGTCGAGAGTTCATTCCGACGAACCCATCGTCCTGACCGACCAGTTGTTGGATGTCTGGCATTAGCGTGTCGGAACAATGATCTGGCGAACCTGCATCTCCTGCCTCGCGACCTTGTCTACCTCGTCTGATAGGGCGGACTCGCCAAGCTGCAAGAACTCATTACCCAAGTCGACCTTGCCATCCACTCGCAGCATCTGACCAGCCGCCCGGTACGCACAGATCTCGCTGAACCGATACGGTATCGTGGATGGGTCTGCAGTGTAGACCGGAGGCAACAGTCGAACCTCAATCCAGACGTACGGCACCTGGTCCAGGACGATCATCCCGTCACTGTCGAAGGCGTACGGAACGTTCCGGCTCTGCATCGAGACCGCCCTGGGATCCTTCATGTAGACCGCGAAGATCTCACCGAGCTCGTTGGTCCGGGTTGTCCCGTCCGGGTTGGTCGTCTTGGACACGTATCGGAAGAACGGATTGAGCAGGCCCCAGAACGAAGTGTTGGTCGGCACCGTCCCGATCGAAGGAGTCGCGACGCACTGGTAGTACTGCTGAGTGACCGGGTACAGAACGATGTCGCCGATCGCGTAGGAGCTATTTGCCGACCAGTCTCCTCCATCGGTGTTGCTGTAGTTGGGCTTGGCTTCTGCCCAGTATGTTGCGTTCAGAGTCCCCTGTGGTCCGCCAGTTGTTGGACTGTTCCCGGTGCTTCCGGAGGCGTTGACGCACTGGTAGTACTTCTCCTCGACCAGGAAGTAGACCACGTCCCCCACAGCGTAGGCAGTCGACGCGGAATAGGTCGGAGCGAAGAACTCCTGCTGCACGATGGTCTGATCCGGCCAGTCGAACGCCTCCCATGCCTGACGAAGCGCAGACCCGATGAACGTCCGGAAGAACGATGCCTCCTCAGTCGTCGGTGGGTATGTGCGACCAGTCAGCTCGCAGGCTTTTTGCAGCACGTAGGAATAGGAGACGGTCTTGGCCATATGTCACCAGGCTTTGCAGGACCAGTATTTCGCGGAGAGTTTGCTGCCCGGGTTGTCGCAGCCATGACGGGCGCGGAAGGAGGCTCTACGCTCCGGGATGTGCTTCTTGATCGACATGTCGGGATCACCGAAGCGGACCAGTTTGACCTGGTTGCCTTCCTTGGCGAGCACCGCGGACTTCTTAGGACCACCGGGCGTGCGCTTGGGCTTGTTGTAGCCACCGAACTTCTCGCCCTTGTAGTTGATCATTCAGCCGGAGGCTCAGGTTGAGGGATCTGCAGCTCAATGCACTGGACAGTCGATCCGTCGTCGCACGTCAGGCTTCCGATCTGGACATCGCAGGACATCTCCTGGATCGATCCGTCGGGCTGCAACACGTTGATGATTTGAGTCATGTTATTCCTTGGGTAATGCGTACCACCCCTCTGGGAGCGTCACGCGGTTGGCAGACTTGATTTGATTCCCACTTGCGTCGATCACCCACACCTTGGCCCGGACAGGCTCTGCTAGTCGAACAGGATCACCGCTGGGCACCAGGATCACCCGCGTCGCGCACCCGCTGTTCATGCTGGCGAATGCGATCGAGCAGCTTGTCGCGAAGGCCCGGATTGCGTTTTCCATCTTCAACCGTCGTATCCTTGCGTAGGAGTGACTCGATGAACTTGAGAAGTGCCAGGACGACCTGCTCGATCATTCGGCGCTCTTCTTCTTGGACATGATGCCCCACCCAGCAGCGATGAGAGTCAGGACAGCACCGACAATCTCGGGAAGCTGGTCAGCAGACACGAGGCCCTTGGCGACGAGAAAACCACCAGCAGCGGAGAGGATGTGGCGGACCAGGGATTTGATAGAGTCGTTCATTCTTTGGACTTGTTAGCTTTGATTTTCTTGACGGTCTGCACGGCACCGTAGACCGCGAGAGAGAAGCCGATAACTGCAGTCCCGAATTGGAACCACATGGTCAGCGTTGGGATGAGAGAGGCGAGCGTCACAGCACCGGCAGCCGCTAGGATCCCGATGGGGTTCGCGTTGTGGTTGCTGTCGATGTTCATCGATTCGAGATCCAGCCAGTGTTTCCTGAAGCAGTTGTCTTGATCCAGTTCACCTCGTTCGGAGTGCCCTCGTTTGCGGTGTAGATCGCACTCATGCCAGCCTCGATGACACCGTTCGGATCAGGGGTGTCGCCGATAAAAGACTGAGGAAATACCAACACACAGCTTTGGTCCAACTGATAGCTCATGTTTTGATGTATATTTTTCCGACCGCAAAATTATAGTTCCTTATTGTGTTAACAAGTGTTGCTGGAACTCTTATTGATGAACATGTAATTTCAACAGACCGTATGTTTTGAACGGATGACTCAAATCCAACGAATGCTGCAGTTCCAATTTTTACCTGACCCTGCGTATCTCCGTATGCGAACTGAGTGTTTATTGGATTCCCTGATGAATTTTTTAGCTTTGCATTTATGTATCCCACTCCAAATGTGCTTTGTTGAACTTGAAATCCAACTCCGCGTATGTCAGATGGAAACGTTAGATTTATCTGTTTGTTTACAGATGACATGATGCAAACGGTGTCGGAGTCCATTCCGCCACGCCATGTATTGTCTACATATTGCCCAGTGGATGTGTCGAGGTAGCTCTGCCTTACTAAATATGAGTCTCCTGTCGTGAATCCTTCTGATCGTATTGAAGTGATATTTATTGTTTTCCCAAGTGTAGATGTGGCATTTGTTCCGCTTGGTATCAGGACTGGGGGACTGATGCCATTACCAAACTGAGCCCAGTCGAGAGTGTCGTCAGCGGGGAATGTCGATGTCGTGTAGGCGCCACGAGTAAACTCACCCCTCGAGTTGTAGCAGATGATCGCACCGCTGCTGACAGTGAGCTCAGTGTACCGTCCACGGATGGTCTGTCCCTGGGCCAGCGTCACCGAGGTCGCATCCGTGATGTTGCTGCCGGACACCGTGAGCGTCGCAGCAGACACCGCCGTGATGAAGCAGAAGTCGCCGAAGATCTTGCCGTAGGTATTGTCGATGTACCTGGCACCAAGCTCCGCGGCGATTTGTCTGTTGGCTCCGACGTTCATCAGCTTCTTCGGTTGAGTGCGATGACTGCTCCGGAGGTGACTGCGACGCTCGTGAACACACCGTTGAGAGTCTGACCCGCGGCCAGGTTCAGACCGGAAGGCAGGTCCACGATGTTGCTCGTGACCGCTCCCAGGACCGTGGCGCCGACCGCTTCAAGCTGGTACCAGTTGCCCTGCACGGTTCCGGATGCGTTGGTGAGGTACCTTCCGCCGTACTCGCCACTGAGTTGTAGGTTTGCTCCGACGTTCATGCTTCGTCTCCTTTGGTCCTGGAATTTTGGTCTTGCAAGTTCTCAGTTTGGTTTCTGAGCGATCGCCGCTGCGTTCTTGTACAGCGTGTCCACGAACGAGTCGCTCCACCCCAGCATGGACTGAAGCTGCAGAATGATCGGGCTGTCGCGGACGATGCTCTCCTTGTACTCCCAGCGGTTCCAGGCGATCGACTTCTGCGGTTCTGGCAGACTGTTCAGTGCGTTGGTGATCGCGGACATCTCACCGGCAGACATCACAGACTCACGCAGCGCCCACATCGGCACCTCGGTCGGAACAGGAATAACGATCGGAGCGACTACCCAAGCACCGTCCACCCACTGGCAGGTCTCAGTCGCAGGATCGTACGGCGGCGGTGGAGCCTCAACCCAGCCCTTGCGGAGCAGTGTGGCGATGATCTGCGGGTCGGTCTCGGAGCGGAGTTGGCTAAGGTACGATAAATAATTCATAATCACTCAAACGCCACTTTGAATTTTGTTGCAAAAGACGTTCCGATTCTAAGTCGAAGAGCATCACTGATACTGAATTTGAAAATTGCTACACACCCAATGTCTCCAGACCAGCGCGAATTTCCAGCCTGAGCTCTGTCAGTGCCGAACCACACTTGGTTTGAGTTTAAGGTGGACGATACGGTAAATGGAACTGATGACCTCTTATTCAGGAAGTTGTACAGCGACGACCCATTCAAAAGAAAAGACATTACATATGGGGCATTGGCAGTCAGGGGTCCGTTGTTCAGTAGAACATTATCTTTTCTCGAAGACAAAATTGTATTTCCGTTGGTCACGACCAACGCACCGACACCAGTTGCAGCTTGGTCTGATACGGATGTCTGATTGAAACTAAGTATTCTTCCGTCAAGCCCATAGGCTGATGACGCGACCACAACGGCTGATAAATTGTTTTGCGTTACATTGAAATCATTGGAGCCGTACGCAGCCGTTATATTACCAAATGTTGGAACGATGAATCTTACGACAGGAAGACTAGAAATGGTTGATCCGCTTGATATATAAATAGGATCTCTTATGCTATCTCCAGTACCAACTATGTGATTGCCGTTTCCTGATAGGTCAGTCCATCTTGCTGGTGACCAATATAGCATTCGTGTGTTATTGGTTACTCCGGTGATATACCTGGCGTCTGCATAAACGCTTGCTCCTGCGTGGCCCGCGTTGAGATGTCTTGCCCGTCTGTGCATTACGCTGCGGTGTAGGTGATTTCCACTCCGAGAAGACGAGCGTCTGCTGCCAGCGTATCACCACCCGCGTTTGCGTCTCGATACACCTCGAAAATCACTGGGTTTCCGGCCGCAGCCGTACCGCCAAGAGTGATGGCTGATGTAGCAGGGCTGATTTCTAGGTCGTTAATCGCGGTGAGCGTGTCAGTGACTGTCTGAGCCGTTCCTTGCGCCTGATCGAGTGCATCGTCGTTTGCGTATGCCCTGCCAGACAGCCCCCAGACAACGTCCCCGGAACCTGTAGAGGCGGTCCAATGGAACTGCGCCGTGATCGTACCAGCGTTCCAATTACTGGGCATCACGATCATGCACTGGGCGAATTCGTCGGTACCTGGATCGAACAGGAGCTCGTCGGTGTTGACCTTGTTGGTGGACAACTCCCGCGAATCGATGCCGCAACCAGTCGTCGTCCGAGGAATCCACTGAGCGGCCGGAATCCAGACGTTGGTCGAGCCTCCACCTCCACCTCCGGAAGCACTCAGCGTCGTCCCGGACATCGAGAGACCAGAACCGATCGTGATCTCTTGGAAATCGCCTGCACCAGAAGCAGAACCGCGCCCAAGAAGAACCGAGGCTCCAGTTGCTTGAGTTAGATTCGCGAACGGAAGATCCCCGGTTACATGCGACGCAAGATCGACTAGTCCAGCCGTGATCTGCTGAGATGCAAGCGACAGATACCTATTTGGAGAGGCCAGTGTGACATCACCAGTGTTGGTGCCTGACGACGTCCCGCTGAATGTACCGCTCTGTGTGGCAAGAGTGCCAAGCCCCAGCGTCGTCCTCTGCGCTGCAGCATCAGCATCATCCAGCAACGCCTTGCCAGCGGTCGTGATGTCGCCACCGAGCTTGGACGTGCTGACAGCACCAGCAGCAATCGTAGCAGCGAAGGATCCAGTGCCAGATCCAGTGACGTCCCCGGTCAGCGTGATTGTCTGGTCACCAGTATTTGTGCCGCTGCTTGTTCCAGAGAATGTTCCGTTCTGCGTAGCCAGGGTTCCAAGTCCGAGCGTGGTCCGTTGAGCCGCAGCATCAGCATCGTCGAGCAGAGCCTTTCCGGCAGTCGTGATGTCACCGCCCAGCTTCGATGTGTCGACCACACCTGCTGCAATCGTAGTGGTGTTAGAGTTTGCGCTGGCAGTGACATCACCAGTCAGAGCAGCACGCTCGAAGGTTGCAGCACCAGCGGTCCCCAGGTTGGCAGTGATGCTGGTCGAGCTTGCGACAACACGTTCTGCGGTGAGCGTTCCATCTGCAGCGCCAACCAGGTATTCAGCGCCAACAGGAGCACCGCCACCGCCTCCTGAAGCCGCAATCGTGATCGTGTCAGTCGTGGCATCCGTAGTGATCGTGACGTTCGATCCAGCAACCAGGGTCAGCGTGTCCGATGTACTGTCAGCAACCACACTGCTCTGCCCGGAGACCGCAATCGTGCTGAACAGGTTCTGGTCGCCTGTGTTCGTTCCGCTCGAGGACCCGCTGATGGTTCCAGATCCGCTGATCGTGACGCCGTTGAACTTGCCAGCCGTGATGTCCCCGGTCGTGTCTGCAACAGTCGCAGCCGAGTTCTTGATGATTTTTCCAGTCGTTCCGTCGAACCTGGCAATCGCGTTGTCTGTCGCACTGGCAGGTCCAGCAACATCTCCACCTCCAGCAGGAGTCGCCCATACACCGTCGCCACGCCAGAATGTCGACGAGCTCGCTGACGTTCCACTGTTGAGGTTCCCGACCGGAAGGTTCCCAGTGACGTCAGTGGCCAGGTCGATCTGATTGCGAGTGATGGTCTGCCCCGCGATCGTGATGTAGTCCGGAGTGCCTGCTAGTGCGACGTCGCCGCTATTGGTTCCGCTCAGTGTTCCAGATGCACCGTCGGCAATGACGATACCGGAACTCTGAAGCGTGGAACCACCAGTGCCGTCAGCTCGCAGGATCGCGTTGTCCAGGGCACCTGTGCTGCCACCGATACCTCCACCGCCACCGCTTCCGTAGAGCTCAGTGAAGTTGTCGTTGCATTTGTCGAAGGCGTCACGCAGCGGATCACCTGTCCCGTCGTTTTCGGTTGTTCCGATGTTGATGATCTGCTGCGGCATAAATCAGTACGTTTTGCTGAACCTCTTGTTGGTCCCGGAATAGCCGACCTGCAAGCGTGTTCCACCTGACTTCACTCGAACTTCCGGATTGTCGCGCTCGACCTCGCGGAGGAATTGCTTGTCGCGCCAGCACTCATAGCCGAGCTGTTGTCCCCAGTGATGGTAGAGCGTCGGGTCCACTCGCATCCGCAATTGCCCGATGCCGTCGATGGATCTGTGGACTTGCTCAGACTGCTTGGCGATCCGGCGTTGATGGACTTCGGCGTTCACCATCTCGCGTTGATAGCCAGTCTTGAGCTCCTTGAGGATTGCTCCGTGGAGATGTTCAGGAATTCCGTCGAGTACGTTGTCGATCATGTTGGTGTATAGAAAAAAGGGGAGCACCCACCACGTTGGCAGATGCTCCCCGTTGAGTGATTGATTAGGTCGCGCCGTTGAACATGCCCATCCCCTGCGCGTTTTTCACCACAAGTCCCGCGATCATTTGGACCAACCGGGCCGGGCCTCCGCCAGCATCAGGGAGCTCCTTGACCTCGGGCAACTTGGCATATCGGACCTCGACCATGTCCATCGGGATCACGTAGCCCTTGAACGCCTGAGTCGTCAAAGCAGTGCTGGTCTTTCCACCGATCCACACGGACGGGTGCAGAACCAAGGTGCCGAAGTCTCCGACGAAAATATCGATGGAAGACTTGAACGTGTCGGAGCTCAGATCCTGGTTGAAGGTCCGGACGCTGGTCGCAGCGATGTTGCTGCTGTTCGCGGTGCTCGTGACAGCGCCAGCCGTCAGGTTCGTGAAGGCGCGCTTCAGAGTGGTTCCGACGATCGCGTCGTAGGTGCGGTAGGTGCCAGTGGCGCCATAGATCGCAGTCAGGACGTTCTGGACCGTGCTCTCAGTGAGGTTGGCAGTGGTCGTGGTCGACACAGCGCCGGAAGCAGGACCGTAGTCACCGCCCGAGTACGTGGCAGGCAGACCAACAGATCCAGAAGCCGGAGTGCCAGTCAGCCAGTTACCAAGCGACGAGGTGAGATAGGCGTTGGTGCCGTTGTCGATCACCGCAGCCTGGTTGGTGCAGCAGAACGTCGCCTCAGCATCCCTTTTGAGCTCAATGAGTTTTTTGGAAATGCCGTTCGCAAGCTCGTCGCTCACACCAGCGACATTCTGGGTCTCGGCGATGAAACCGATCCGCAGGTCGCGACGGAACGCCTGAGCGTAGTTGGACTGACGAGCGCGGTTGGCGACCGGGTTCGAGGCGCTGGAGACAGTCACGTCGGCACCGTCAACGACACCGGCAAGAACCGGGGCGCCGTACGAGTCAACTTGCCAGTCGAAGCGCATATTTCCCAAATCCTTCGATTTTGGAGCTTGGCTGGTGAAGGGGGTGCTCTTCGCATCGACAATCGCGATGTAATCCGCGAGATCTTCGCGAATGGCAGACCCGGAGGAGTTCTGGTTTACCTGGTTGGGCTGAAGCAGTGGCATAGTGTTTCCTTATTTGAGAATCGTTTTCTGAAGCAACTTCGACAGTTCGGCACTGGATCCGGTTTTCAGGAAGTTTCGTTTCGCAATCAGAGCGTCATTGGTGGACTTGTCAGTGCGGACTGGACTCGCCTTCGGAGCTGATGGCTGCTTTGGAGCCACCTTGACGGCAGCCTTTGGCACCTTCGCGCTCTTCTCTCGTTCCATCCGCATCTTTCGTCCTTCCAGGAAGTCACCGATCGCAAGTTGATAGTCCGGGAAACTCGCAAGCTGCGGCATCTGCCTCAGTACCTGCTGCGCCTCCGCGTACGTCTGATTCGATCGGTCTTTCCACCAGGGATACGATGCCTCGGCAATTGGCTTGATCTGCTTGTAGTTGTTCAGGAACTGGTGCCTCGTCGGAATGTGAACATCGAGTGCGTCTTCCACCTTGCGGCGAATGCTCTTGATGTCCTCCGCGCTGTACTCTTTCCCACCAATCTCACAGCCGTCGGCGTTGTCTTCGCACCATCGCTTCAGTTCACGGGCCTTGCGGTACTCATCACTGAGCTTCGTCTCGTCCCAGATGTCAGCGAACGGGTTGTCGGCAACGACTGATGTCTGCGGTGCAGATGCCTGCTGCTCGAGGACTTCCAGCTTGGTCCTGGCGTCATTCAACTCGCGTTCCAGGGCTTCCGCCTTGGCTGCGGCCTCCTTACGTTGGGCCACCAGCTTGTTGATGCGCTTTTGGACTCCAGCCGGTTCATCGTCCTCTTGCTCTTGTTGCGGAACAGTTTCCTGCTCCCCGGACTCGTCCACGGTCGTCTCCTCACCGTTCTCAGCAGTCTCGGGCGCTGACCCCTCGGCAACCGGCTCCTCCGCACCCGCGGACGCTGGTTCCTGTTCCTCGACTGTTTCCTTCTGCTCGGGCTCGGAGAACCTCTGCTTCAGGAGTTTTGCCAACGCCGACTCGTCGAAGGTGAGCGGGTTGATTTGCTGCGCCGTGTTTTGGGAGGGTGTCGCTTCCCCAGTATTTGTTGCTTCCATGCGTTTTAGGCCCTGCAAGTCGGGCTATTAGTCAGGGTTTTTATGGAACCCAGAAACCAGTTACCCGTCTGATGGGTGTGTTTTTCTAGAAGTCAATGATGTTTTCCATCCTAGCACTTCCAAATATTCTGCAAGATCGATAACCGAAGCGACTCGTCCGCAGTTAAATGCTCGAGCCTCGTTTGTGAGATTAGGCTGTATGGCCATATCCCTCTCATCGTCGATGATGCCGACCAGGATCTGCGTGATCGCCCTGATTATCGGATCGTCCGGAGAATGGCCCGAGAGCGCCTCCCTCAATTTCTCTTCGTTCATGTTCTGACTCTCCATCACTGCGGTTGGGATTGTGCTCCAGGTGTCACTCCCAGCCGTCCCGTGACCGCGTTTTGCTGCTGTTGGACTGAGAATTGAAGGTTCTCGATGTACTTCTGCAAATTGGCCTGGAAGAGCTGATCCTGTTGCACCTGCTGCTGGTACTTCGGATTCGCTTGGAGGATCTGCTGGGCAAAGTTGAGCCTGGCCTGAGCCGTCGGATCGTTCTCACGCAACTTCGGAGGATTGCCCAGCGCCATCAGTCCAATCTCATCGTTCGTCTCGTCGAACATCTTCTGGCTAGCCGGTCCAGCCTGCATGATAAGCTCGTTTGCCAACGTCGGATCGACTGCACGCAACGCCAGGCCGACCAGTTTGGTCCGATCCACGACACCGACCGAGTCCAGAGGCAGAACCAGAGTCGCCAGGGCCTTCAGTTTCTCGGTCACCAGGTCGGTGCTTAATTCCCGAACGTCGAATTTAAGGGAAACGTCGAAATCTTGAATGTTGGTCGACAGGGCCACGTTGCTTCCGGTGATCCGGGCCACTTCCTCTGGACCAACGTACTGCAGAGTCAGCGTCAGAACCTGTCGGAACGCCTCGGTCCAGCCGTGCAGCCAGTTGTTCACGAGCCTCTGTTGCCGCATCTGGGTGACCGCAGGAGGCACTTTCTCGGTAGGCCGACCAAAGTACCTGTCCACCTGCTCCTGGATCGATGCAATCAGGTTGAAGGCCACCGAGGGCTCCCTAGCAGGCGGCGCCATGAACGAGATCTCACCCGGACGCAGCACCGGAATCTGAACCGCAGGCCCGAGTCGCAGATTTCCACCACGAGTCTTCGGTACCTGGATCGGAGGAATCGTGTTGAGGCTCGTGTAGTCGAAGATCGAGTCCCGCTGTGCCTTGATTTCGTTCTGCCAGGTGCTGCAGATCTCCGGGACGCCACGGGATTCAGCAATCTTCCGGTGGATCATCTCCGAACGCCACACCACGAAGGGGTACTGACCGTGCTCGTAGTCGATCAACTCGAACTTGCCCCAGGCGCCGCCGACCTGCGGACAGAACACCGTGCAGTAGACTCCCGGAACACCGTCCTCATCGAGCGCCTTCTGGTAGGCATACACGACCTCCACCAGGTTCTCTCGGTCCAGGAGTGCGTTGTTGGTGAGCCCGATCGTGTAAGTGAAGTCCGAGAAGTTGGAAAACTTGCCCCGGGTCGCAATCGCCTGCTTGGCCCACTCCTCATCCCACTCGTCGGTCTCCACATGTTGCATGACTTCCACTTCGGTCATGTAGCAGCGGCGGAAAACCACTCGAGCACTCTGGATGTCAGTGGTCTCCGGAGGGAACGCCAGCTCGTCCCAGGGCGCCAACGCGGCAATGCTCGGAGCGTTCTTCACAAGCGTCGGCACGTAGATCTCGCACTCGCCCTCCTCACGCAGGTCCTGCACGCACTTGACGGCCTTGCGCTTCTTCAGGTTCGGGAACGCAGCCATCAGGAGCTCTGCCAACTGATCAGTTGCCTCCGGGTTCGCCAGAAGGTTCGGCAGGTCCGCCAATACACTGCCAGTCGGGCTCTGCGCTGCGATCGCCATGAGCTGCTCGACCGTGACGTACTGCTCCTTCTGACCGATCTCCTGCTGCCA